AGGGCTTGATCGAGGAGATGTCCACGCCACAGGTTGACTGGCGTGACAAGCTCCGTGTCTTTGTCGGAGGTGATCAGCCCGATGACTTCACTTGGGCCAAGCCCAACAAGAAGTTTATGCCTCACGGCATTTACTTGCCGAATGTCGAGCATTTCGGTGCGGGCGATATCGTCATTGGATGTGACACCTCTGCGTCTGTTTCAGACGAAGAGCTGGCCGTATTCCTTGGCGAGATCAACGGTATGGCTCAGGATATGCAACCACGCTCAATCACTGTGATCGGGTGCGATGCGAAGGTGCAGTCTGTGGATTACTACGGTCAGGGTGAGGACGTTCAGTCCATCAACTCTAAGGGCCGTGGTGGTACGGAGGTCACACCTGTGTTCGACTACATCGAGGAGCATGGCTTGCCATGCGATTCGTTTATCTACTTCTCTGATATGTATGTCTATGACTTCCCAGCGAACGCCCCTGACTATCCAGTCCTGTGGGTATCGACGGGAGCCACTGACGCTCCGTGGGGTGAAGTAGTCAAGGCGAATATCTAGTCACCTGCCCCAGCATCCGCGAGTCGGGTGCTGGTTCGGTCTGACTAGACCGCTTAGAAAAAACTGAGGAGACTATCATGAATACAAATCAACCTTTCTTAGGAGTAACTGAAGAGGCCAAGGTCGCGGCTGTGAATGCGCTACTGGACTTGGTCAAAGATGACGAAGCGTTCTACCATATGACCGCTAAGAATGAGCTGAAAACTCGATTGAAAATTATTCAATTCGTAGAACCAATGGCTCATGCGGTGAACGGAGAACACGGCCTGTATCTTGCGGAGGAATATGCGAGAAAGCATTTCGAGAGACGCAAGGAAGAGAGACAGACGGAGGCGAATCGCTAGTCACTTGTCATAGCGCATCCACTGGGTGCGCTATACCGATCTGACTAGATCGAAAAGTTCATGTGAACTTTTACATTATGAGGAGACGACTATGAATACAAATCAAATGAGTTTAGGCGAGGCATTGAAGCGGGTGCTGGATCATGCTGACAGTTCTATTTTCGAATGGAACGAACAGGCTGTCCTGACCAGCGATGCTGACACTTTGAGTGCATTGGCGATGGACATCCACTTCATGCAGGAAGCTGTACGGGTGATTCGGTCACACAACATTGAGCAATTAGTTCATGAAGGCAAGTGACAAAATCGCGTTGGGTTTAGCCTGTGCATATCTGGAGGACATCATCAACGGTGTTGGTGATCCTCAACAGAATGCGAAGCTGGCCTTACACCATTTAACTAATTTCAAAGAGGTGCGCGAGCTGATCGATCAGGTCGTGGAAGCCTTGGAGAAAAACTGAGGAGACTATAATGAATGAACAACAAATACATAGATCGATTGATTTCTGTCGATCTAGTATCGAGCGAGAGTTCGATCAGTTGAATATGCCCCACGTTCTACGGCCCATGCTTTTGCGGTCGGTGCATGATCACTTCCATGCCCGTGGCAATTGGGGGCTGGAGCGACTCGATGAACACATACGCAAAGCCGAACTACGCCCAGAGCTGTGGACATCTTGGTTCGAACCCGCCTGTCAGAAGTTCGGTGAAGAGACTGTTCAACGTGCCATAGACAGCGTCAGAAATTGGCATGAAACGATGCGAGCATGGCGAACAGGGCGCGAGGTTGCAAAGCCAAAAACATTCAAAGATCGGATGCATAGAGCTTGTAATGAATGTGCAAATGAGATGGATGACGCCTTTAATTATGCCGAAGGGAGGCACTACTCAATCACTTGGCGGGTAGAGTTCGGTGTCACTCCTAGAATCGAGCGCAGAGGGCATAGGCTTGATATCTATGTCACACCCGCTTGGAAGAAAAAGGTCGGCAAGAATAGAGCGGTGATGTTCCCTGATACAAAACACCGCACATTCATCTATGATTCTGAGCCAATAGATGATAGCGAGATGTCTGACCGTGGTGTCCGGTGCATGATGCTGAGGGGTGTTGGGGTAATGAAAGAACATTACTTTAAGACTGAATTATCGAGGCTTAAATATCGCTTTAATCAGTTGAATACCAAAGAACACCTGTCTTATGTGGATTCATACAGGGAATACAGGATCGGTAATCTGAATCTGAGCCAGCTAGACGATGGGATATCAAAAGTCCTTGATGAATCTGAAACGCTCATAGAACACTACAAAGAGAACTGTCCTTATGAATACTCCTTGTATTACCTAGAGCATGAGACCCTAGATTTACAATCAATGGGTCACACCTTTCTTCATGCAAAAAATTTGTTGAACAGACGCTTAAAGAAAGCGACACTCGATGCACTAGTTTAGTGGGAACGCCCGCTCCTCCATGCCTGTCTGACTACAGGTGAGTCGGTTGATGTGTCGTGCTTGCGTCCACTAGAAGAATTTTTTGCGTGAGACACGATGGTAAGCTATGGGCGTTCGTTCTCTGAAGTGAACGGCAGAGGATTCATAGATAGCAAATCAACTGAATGTCAACCGCCCCCCTCTTCACGGAGGGGGGCTTTTTTTTCGTCTGTCAGAAAGTTTGTCGTGCGACAAAACGTGCGTCAGACTAACTCATTCCCAAAACAAAAGTTCAAGTGAACTTTTAGAACGGGCAATCTTTAGTTTTGAACCAATTCGCGTATCGATTTTGGAACTCTGTTCCAGCGTGATCATTGAACTGTGTAGTGACTGGGTTGTAATCCAGACTACACTTCCCCTGCTTCCCTACCCAACTGAATCTACATTTCCAGATGTGGATCTCTGCCTCATACTTATCCTCATTGGGCCGATGCACTGTCAGTCCCACGTCCGCTTTTGCAAACCATGATGCCGATCCTGAGATATCGTATCCTTTCGGTACTGGTAGTTTGCCATTCTCTCTCTGCTGTTTAGTCGGATGTGCCACAAACCAAACGTGAACATCGTTCGCTTTTGCGAAGGCACAGACCTTGGTCAGCATTTCACTAATCCAGTCTGTTTCGCTCATCGAATACTGTCGTGCGATGTAGTTGTACGGGTCGATGACAGCGCCCCTGATCCCATGTCTCAGCACTGCGATCCGCAATCTCTCCAGAATATCATCCAGAGAAACCAGCTTCCCATCCTTGTACGAAAGGAAGGTGAAGTGTTCATTGATGAACGCAAAGGAGTCATCCAGTTCGGCCTCATCCATTCTTTCAGTAGCGCCTTCAGAAAACGGCTTACCATTATGTTTTGAAAGAAGTTTTTGCAAGTGCAGGCTGGGATAATTTTCGAAGCTACAGATCGCAAACTTGATCCCAAACATCATGGCCTGATTGACCATGATCTGATCGATGAACTCAGACTTACCCGAAGAGGGGATTCCGGTGACGATGGTCAGTTGTCCGGGAGCTACCTTATAATACTCATCCAGCTCCTCATAACCTGTCGTCAAACCTTTTTCCATTCCATGCTTATACATATGCTTCACTTCCTCAAAGAAGTGAACCGCATCATAGATCCCACTGACCGGCCAAGGTTTTGCGCTGTCGATTAAATCCTGAAGCCCCTCTTTCCCGTACAGGCAAAGTACGTCATTCGCATCTTTACAGTCATCCGGCCAAGACACCGTCCAGCATCGGTCTCTGCCGATCCTTCTGGCAAGTTCCCTGCCCATCGTCTCTCCAGCCGAATCACCGTCGGTGGCAATGATTATTTTACTGACAGAATCGAGCTGATCTTTGGCCTCCCAGAGAAAGGCAAAGGTCTTGTCCTCCTTGGGATCTATAGTACCGTCTGAGAGCTTCTGTACGGCTCCATTTGGGACGCTAACAGCAGAGCTTATCCCTGCCTCCAGAAACGAAAGAGCGTCCATCTCACCCTCGCATATGATGAGTGAGTCATCCGGTTCAATACTATCGATGTTAAAAAACATGCGAAGTGGGTTGGTACAGGAGAAACCTTTGCTACCAAGTGATCGGATTTTTGCCCCTCGCTCTAGTCCGCAGTCAAGATACGGATACCCAATGCACGGAACTACGCTCTGTTCTGAAGCAATCCAGTGGTCTGTGCTGAATAGTCTGGCTTGATCAGCCGTCTCTTTTGATATGCCTCGCTGTGACAACCAAGAGATGGCATCTTCAGTTAGTTGATTGTGAGGCACTGCCTTGACTTTGGGTGACTCGATAGCCACAGGTCGTTCGGAAATATCGTTTTCGAAGGGATAAATTCCATCCATATTGCAGTGATGGCAGTTATAAATGATTCGGTCTCCATATACTTTGACCGATAGGCAAGGGTCAGATTTATTTTTTCTTTCTGTTGAGCAGGTCGGACATTTCTTTTTGTGCTGTCCGATAGGCAGAGTTCGGGCGTAATAAGACATCGCCTCTTCTACGTTCATATAACCTCCCAGTTACGGTATTACAAAAAATTTATTTGACGACGGGTAATCGCTCTCCTGTATTGGTCTGACTTTAATTTCTGCTCTTGGGTTTTCTTTATCCAAGTGCCAATAGATGTGCTTGATTTTGACTTGTCGATCATTTTTATAAATCTTGTTTTGCATATTGTCTAAGATCAATGACTCATCCAGATCAGGTCTTCTCGACGCATAATAAATGTGAATCTCAACGAAGAGGTCGCAATCAAATGGGTCATCCAGTTGAGGACACTGTAACGCAAAGTGCTTGCAGTAGTCCAAAGCCTTCTGTGATTTGATAACCCTTATTTTTCCTTTGATTAAGACAACTTTTCTAGAGTTTGCCTTACTAGTCGGCTCGCCAAGTATTTTCAGATCGACATAATCCATCTATTTATAATGTTCCATACTGTTAAAATATGTTGTTGACTCAGTTCCATTGTATAGAGTATTATGCATGATATGGCATAAGCCTGTGGGAGACAACATGAAAATAACGAACGTGCATAACGTGCCTGATCAGTTCGTGCGTTATGCAAGATCGGATAAGTATTCAAAAGGTGATGCTGACATAAGTGTCACCCAGCTAATTGATGCACCGCGCATATCTATACTGCGGCGGCAACATGATTCAGAGATGAGCAAGGACATTACAGATATGACCTACGCTCTGCTCGGCACTGCTTGCCATCACATACTGGAGCAGTCTGAGCCTGACCCGAATGAGATCCACGAAGAGCGCCTCTCAATAGAGATGTATGGGTGGAAGCTATCTGGGGCTATCGACGTTCAGTACTACGAAGCAGATGGCTCTATCACAATCATGGATTACAAGGTCACCTCTGCCTATGCAGTAATGAACGATAAGCCTGAGTGGGAAAAGCAGTTGAACTGCTATGCATATTTGGTTCAGAAGAATAAAGACAAACCTGTCGATAGCCTCAAGATTGTTGCAGTCATTCGAGATTTTTCCAGAAGGAAGGCTAAAGAGGCGAACTATCCAGATTCTAATATTCAAGTCATCGATGTTCCATGTTGGACGTTCGAAGAGCGTCAGGATTACATCGGCAAAAGAATCACAGAGCATCAATCCTGCCAGCAGAGCTTTGAATTCTGCGATCCCCTTCCTCTCTGTTCTGATGAAGAGCGGTGGGCAAGGCCCAGCAAGTGGGCTGTCATGAAGAAGGGCAGGAAAAGTGCAGTTAAACTTTTTGATGACCAACAACACGCAGAGTTGTTTATCAAAGACCAAGAGAAGGCGTGGAAAGGGGTCATGAACAGTGCCACGCCATTTTATATAGAGCATCGAGTCGGTGAAGACGTGCGGTGTGAAGAAAACTTTTGTGGTGTCGCGGAGTTTTGTGATCAGTACAAGAGAAAACAAAAAGGAGAAGTAAATGAGTGTTCATGATGATGAAACAAAACATCAGGCGTGTATGAAAGGCTTAGAAAACATTGAAGGGATCGATATCTCAAGAGGACAAACCACAATTAAATATTTGAAGGTTGTGGAGCGTGTCAATTTGTTCAGATATCACTACGGTATGTCTTATAGCATCGAGTCTAAAGTCGTTGTTGACGATGGTAAGCGTGTGCTGATGGTTGCTTCTGTCAAAGACAATGATGGAAGGGTTGTCGGCCAAGGTTATGCGGAAGAGATCAGAGATGCAGGACACGTCAACAAAACATCAGCGGTAGAGAACTGCGAGACCTCTGCGATTGGTAGAGCTTTAGCCAACATAGGTCTTGCAGGTAACGAGTACGCCAGTGCCTTTGAAATGGAAAACATACCCAACAAAGAAAAGGCAAAAGCCAGTCAAGAAAAGGCAAAGGTCAGTCAGGAGAAGCTCAAGGATAGCCAGAAAAAAGTAGAGGCCATAAAACAAGAACTACATCCAGAGGATGTGAAGATGATTGAGACCACGACAAAGCTTTTAGTGGACAGTATTGAGGGAAGTAGTCTCGATGGTTTGAAAGAAAATTATGCATTAAACAAAGTGGTTGTTGAAAGTTGGAAAGATAAATATTCAAAATTTTATGAGCGTTATACCACCCAGATAACCAGCATCATACTCAGTCATATTGATCTCGAAACAATCACTACCGATGACGGTTTAAGAGAACATTGGGCATCTCATAAAGAAATGCTTAAACACTGGCAAAATCAATGTCCAGAAGTTTATGAGGATGTAGAGAAAGCCTTCAAGGACAAGGCTAAAGAATTAAAAAAAGCAAATAAGGAGAGTGATAGTGAATGACAAAAGAAAGCCTACTGGTCGTCTTTGGAAAAATCTAAAGAAGACTATAGATAAGCATCCCGATATGAGGGGTGAATTGGAACTACTTCCAGAAGTGGTCAATGACATTATTCGTCAGCGAGACCTGATCAACAACAAACAAACAGACAGAGAATACGTCAAGATCGAAGTTGTAGGTTGGGCAAAGCACGGTCCAAGGGCTGGCAAGTACTTAAGTTTGAAAGGGAACGTGTTGCGGGAAACAGATGAGCAGGGATCTCCATCACAACCTGCTCCCCCTCCATCACCTCCTGTGAGCGACGATGAGATACCGTTCTAAAGCATATCTCAAGACTTTGCGGGGTCTTCCCTGTTTAGTTTGCGGTCAGCCCTCTGAGGCTCACCATGTTACTTACGCAGAGCCAAACGCTCTGTCTAGAAAGGTGGGTGACAACTGGTGTGTGCCTTTGTGCAGAACCCATCACAGTGAACTCCACTTATTTGGAGATGAAAGATTGTGGTGGGCGATACAAGGGATTGATCCGCTTGAAAGTGCAACTGAACTTTTCAACAAATCTAAGGAAAACAAATGACTAGTTTTTTATATTCGGTGCGAGACACCGAAGCTTTGGAGGAACAATATTTTCCTACCCGCAAACAAGCTATTCGATTTGCCCATGATTTAACTAATCGAGGCAAGCCTTTGCCAGTAGAGGAGCATGAGTACCACTACAAGCATCACTTGGCAACCTTGCTAAACATGGCTTATCAACGAGGCAGAAAGGACGGGCAATATGCAAACAATCCAATTTGAAGCGGTCAAGATATCAATGACTCAGTCATCGGATGGCATTGTCTTGAAGCTGGGCATTCACCCAGATGACCTGTCAGATAAATTGTTTACCGACTACGTTGGTTCTCGATACATGGTTGCTATGGCAAAGATCATGGACGATGAACAGCCAGAGCCTACAAGAAATGACATCAAGCGTGTCAAGGATTCGTGCTGTGCTTTGTGTCGTGAGCCTAAGTTTCAGGCTTGGTTGCTAAGAGATCAGAGCGTGGACGTAAACGAAAACAACGCAGTGTCTTTTCTGAGAGAGCAACTGGGTATCAGTTCTCGATCAGAGCTAGACACTAATTCAATCGCGAGAGCGGCATTTATAGATATAAGAGAGGAGTTTCAGCTATGGCTGAAGACATCGGTAACATCCAAACTGTAGCAGGGGTAGAGATACTGACTACAAACCAACTATGTAAGTACCTTGGTTTTAGTCGGACTCGGTTGTACACAATACGCAACACTGACCCTAGCTTTCCATCACCTTTTACATTTACCGGAGACAAAGGGGATCTCAAGTGGAAGTTAGAGGAGGTCAAAGAATGGGCCTTAAAGAAAATGGAGAGCAATCATGAAGAGTGATGAGCAAAGACTTTTAGAATATCTAAAAGAAAACAGGCGGATCACTAGAGCAGAGTGCTGGGAAAAGCTGGGGTTCTTCAACCTCCCCGCTCGCATCTATGATCTCAAGGCCAAGGGGCATTTGATTTACACCGAATGGGGTAAGAACGAAACCAAAAGGTGGGCGATATACGTCTACTGTGATCCGGTTGAGGCAACGGGAGATGTAACCAATGCATGATCTTGCAAATGAAATCATTGCGGGACTTGGTGCGCCTAAGAGATCTTTTGGAGTCCCAGTATATAAAGGGCGGTTCGCCACATGGCAATTGCAACAGACAAGAGCCGATATCATTGGGGCAACTAAGGTTTCGATATCGAATAATCTATTAGAACACGCGGTCAACGCATCGTTCATGCGTCCCGCGAAGATGTTTGATATCTTGCACCACGCTATCCCGCCTTTTGAAAGTTTATGGATCGAATGGGATGCCTCAGTTTCTATTCGACTCATAGGTGAGTTTTACAACTCAAAAGGAATCAAATATATATCCGATAATGAAAATCAAAAATGCGGATACCTGATTCAGCGGACAGTCAATGGCAATTTCTTCTACTCTCAGTTCGTCTTGAGTGAGACTGAAAAGCCAGAAATATTTTTCTCTCCATGCTCTGCATACATTTCCCATGATCCATTGATCATGGATAACCAAGATCTCGCGATCAATAAACGCCATAACATCGAGGAGTGGGGTAGGAGCGGTAGGATATTTGAAGTACTCGGCGGGGGTAATGTTCGTTTCAATCAGGAACTAAATGACACGTTCAATCAATTTGTCATGGGGTCAGGCTATCATCAGATCTATTCAAAATCTGGTGATCGACAGACTATCAATCAAATCGTTA